ATAAGTTCAAGAATGGTCCGATATCTGTAGATATCAAATACAAATACGACCCAGTTAAAAAAGAAACAAACCGAGAGAAATTCTCAAAAAAGAAATAATATGCGCGTAATAATGTTAGACCACGATGGAGTTATCTGTTTATCAGGTAACTGGGGGTCACGATTTAAAAAACAAACAAAGGCTAAAAGAAAATTAAGTCAAGATGTGATGACATTACCTGTTGATGCTCGCTTTGATAACTTTGATAAGAAGGCAATCAAGGTATTAAATGAAATCTTGGAACAAACTGGTGCAGAAATCGTTGTATCTTCTGACTGGAAACGTTGGGCTAATGTTGAAGAAATGGGTGACTACTACGAAAAACAAGGTATCATCAAACGACCAATTGACTTTACAGATACTTTACTTGATGGGTCAAGGGTTACATGGAATCGTAATTGGGATTTGGAAGGAACAAGAAGTTTGGAAATCCAAGATTGGTTATCAAACCATCCTGAAGTTACACATTGGGTGGCAATTGATGATTTGGATATGGGAAAGACTGGACTACGTTACTCAATGGAATTTGAACATGAGTGGGGGTTGGATAACTTTGTCTTAACACCTTTGAGCGATGAAGGTATCAAACAAGTTGGAATCAAAGATAAAGTATTATCTTTCTTGGAAGGATAATATTTATTCTATATGAAGTATATTGTTACAGAATCTCAAGTTAAAATATTACAGGACCAAATCCAAGGGTTAATTGACTCAACATTAGATAGTATAAGAAAAGAATCTGAAGAGTGGGGAATGGGTGAAATGGATGAACTTGATGAAGTAAGTTCAGTGGATAAAATAGTTGTTAATTATGTTGATAAGACAGTTTCTATAATGGTTTCAGTTACCGTACACAAAAACTCAAAAAGAGAACGTTTTAACAATTTAGTAGCTGAAATTGAGGCTAGAATGGAAGATTGGATTCCAAATATAGAATTGTATATTGAAGACATCGTAGACAACAGGAAATTTGGTCCTGGTATTGATTGGTAATTAAATTAAATTATATATGAAAAATATTAATGTGTTGTTTTTTATCTTACTATTCACATCTTGTGCTAGTTTTGAAAATCTAACTGATGATAGAACAAGACCTGAAGATGATGAAATGTATTGGAACAGGACTGAAGAGTTTTGGGTAACACATCACGAACCAAAGGAAAGACCTGTATCAAGTGAGGATTATTATGGGAACAGAACTGTATTACCCCCTACGTACTACAACAACTATTCTGATTATAACTACTATAATAGAAACAATAATTATTATCCAAACTATAACTACCAACAGACGACACTACCGTTACCACCACCTCCACCACAACACAACAACCCTTCACCGACTATTAACACACCTAAACCAAATGTAACTCATTATCATAGAGGTAATGAACCACAAAGAGGAACTGGTAAACCAGGTGTTAGAAGATAAAAAAAACCCCAAAAGGGGTTTTTTAATTTATTTCAGGTTGGTCCTCATCAGTTGATGGTAAATCTTCTTCTTTCTTTTCTTTTTGAATTTGGTGAATTATATATCCTGAAACGGCAAATTCAACACCGGTCCACATTACTAAATCAGTTATTGACATCTCAGAATGTTTTTCCAATAGAAAGAAAATCATACCCCATTGCGCAATAACAAATGCAATACCTGATTCAATTCTTTTTTTAGAAAAAAACGAAGGTTTACTTGAATACATTTTACCTAATTCAGAAATAACCCATTTAATATTTTCCCATCCAAAGAAAAATTTCTTGTTTTTCATAATTTTATTTTTTTTTGGTTTATCTACCTTGTCCTTTGTAGTTTTTTGGTTTTTGTTCTTTTGGTCCGTATTTTTTCTTTGATACACCTTCTCTTCTTTTTCCGAAAGTTTCTTTTGACCCATTAGTTGAAAGTTTTCCTTTTGCCATTTTAACTATTTACTTTTTAATTTGGTTTATTATTATAAATAGTTTTTAAAATAAAAAAAGGGACACATGTCCCTTCTTCATTTATCGTTAAATTGATTATTTTCCTTTAACTAATTCCATACATCTTTTTAAGTATTCTTTAGCTCTTGGCGATGGTGTTAATTCATCATCTTTGGTCTGTAATGATAATACTTTTTCAATGTCTTTAACTAACTCAGTACCATGTTCATTTTCCTTGTAAAGTTCAATTACTTTGTCCATTGCTTTGTTACATTGGCCTGAAGTTTCATCAAAATAATTTCTATTTCTATAATTGTTTAAATTTTGTAGCATTTCGTAAGATAGATGTTCTCCACCATCATTAACGTCTTTAAATAATCTTAAGTTATTTAAAATACCTAATGTATCTACTAAAGAGTTAACACCATTTTTTCTTTTTGTGATACTTGGAGTGTATTCCATAAAATTTTCAGCTTCTCCAGTGAGTTCCGTTAATGGTAAAGAATTAGTTGTTAAACATCTTGGTTTCTTTTCCACCATTTCGTCTTTTACAGGTATATCTTGTTCTGAGATATATTGTCTAAGTGTGTTGCGAATTAAATTAGAGTTAATACTTCTTTTTTTCATAAATTGACTATTTTTCTTATATAAATACTTATAGATGTTAAATTATTCAGTATTTCAAATATTTATCAAATGATAATCCCGTTTGAATGAATCATAAATAGTAAATCCGTTAGTATGGAAGATGGAGATAGTACACAGAACTTGGAAAAAAATATTTTTAGAAAATATTTCCGTAAAGCTTTTAATATTAGGAATGTTTTTCAACCCACTTGGATTCGATGCCGTTCAATATTGGCTTATTTCACTAACAGGGAGTTTGTGGTACGCAAATCTAACTTTGTATTTTATTTCGGGGTTTTTCTTTGGTTTGTCTTTATTGTTCAAAAAATATTCTAAATGAGAAATTTAAATAAACATTTAATAAATGAGGAAAAATCAGAATCCCAAATTAAAAGGATTATTGATATCTTAAAATATAGTGATGTATATAGTGCTCAACTACAGAAAGATTTAAATCAAGTTGTTGATTATTCAAAAAATCAAATTGTTGATTTTAATTTATTAGAAAGAGGTGTTTTGAAAGTCCTTAAAATGAAAGGTGATAAAAATAGAAACATTTTGGATTTCTTCAAAAAGTTACTAAAGTCACTTAAAAAACGTGAAATAAACATTATTTTACAGGAACCTGAAAAAGATGATTTACCACAGTTAGAACCACAAGAACCTTCTATCATTCCAAAAAAAGTTTATAGAGAAGAACTTTATTATTTACAGATTGAATTATTAAAATTACAAGAATGGTTACATAATACAGGTAAAACTGTGATTATTGTTTTTGAAGGTAGAGATTCTGCAGGTAAAGGTTCAGTAATTAAAAAATTTGTTGAGAATATGAATCCAAGATTTTATAATATAATTGCTCTTGGTATACCAACACCTGAAGAAAGAAAAAATTGGTGGGATAGATATAGAGGTCAAATTCAACCAGGTAAAGTTAATTTATTTGATAGAAGTTGGTATAATAGGGGGTTAATTGAACCTGTCATGGGTTATGGTTCTACTGAGGAGTATGAAGATTTTATGGATAATGTTGAAGATTTTGAACAAGGTTTAGTAAAAGACGGAGATTACCTATTTAAATTGTGGTTTTCAATAGACAAGATAACACAGGCGAACCGATTTGAAATGAGACAACAATCACCTTTAAAATATTGGAAGTATTCACCTAATGATGAAAAGATGCAAGATTTGTGGGATAGATTCACAGAATTTAAAGAAAAACTATTTGATAAGACATCAACAGTTAATCATCCTTGGGTGATTATTGATTCAAACGATAAAAGAATTTCAGGATTGAATGCTATTAGATATATTTTACAAAATATACCATATAACGATAAAAATGAGAAAGTTTTAGATAAAAGTTTCCCTGAAGCATTAACCGTATTAAAACCACCAACAGATGAAAAACGATAAAATAATTTCAGAAGGATTACAATATCACTTGGATTATGAGATTCCATTAACTGAAAATGTTTACAGACCATTATCACAAAACTTCTTTAAATTAATTAATGAGGTTAGAGATTTATATAATCAAGGGATGATTGATTTAAATGAGGATGATGTTGAAATTGTTAAATCAGACATGGGAAAAACCGCAACCTTATCTAATGGGAAAGTTGTTCATCTTGATGTCCCATTTATTGAGGAAGATTTGAATGAGGCAGAATACAAGGGTAAGAAAGTACAGTTGGGTAGACCAATGAGAAACTCTGGTGGGGGTAAGAAATATGTTGTTTATGTTAAAAACCCTTCTTCAGGTAATGTTAAAAAGATTTCATTTGGTGATGTCCATGGTGGATTAACTGCTAAGGTATCTAACCCTAAAGCACGTAAATCATTTGCCGCAAGACACCAATGTGATAAGAAAAAAGATAGAACAAAGGCTGGTTATTGGGCTTGTAGAATCAATAGATTTGGACACCTTTGGGGTGGTAAGACATATCCAGGTTATTGGTAATAGAAATGAGTGACGATATTAAACCATACGAAGACGTTATATTAAGTTCAAATGTTAAAGAAAGGACATTTGAAGAGAATGTTACTGACGTTGAATTATTATGGCATCGTGACAGAGAAGATAGAACTATTGAAGTCATTGAAGGTAATAATTGGAAACTACAATTAGACGACGAATTACCATTTATATTAGAAAAGAATCAAAAATACTTTAT